GCCCATTGAGGATGAGGATGGGCAGTGTGGCTTTCGACGCCTGAAGGTGAATTCCAACAGCACCAACACCTGGGCGGTGGACGAACTCACAGGTGAAAAATATGAGCTTTCAGATGGCGATTTGTGCCGTTATACGGTTGACAAATCTTATCTGCGCGAGCGGCTTGATCAACTGCTCAAATTGCACCTTGTCGACATTCCCCTGACTGTCGACGATCAAGAGCCATATTTGCTAGGCAACTATCGCATGGGCGATCAGCGCCTGCCAGTCGCGCTGGTTTCGCGCATCTGGGAGCCCAAGCATGCCGACAAGCTGGACTTGCAACTTCGTCAATCCAATCTTGGATTGACTATCGTCCTTGCAACCACGACGGGATCGCCTCGCCGATTCCTTGGACCAGGCATCGTCGTGTCTTTGGAAACCTTGGCGCAAGAGGTGGAAGGTCAGGTCTGTATTGATTTGAGCCGGGTCGAGGGTGAGATACGTCGCAGGCAGGCTGCGGCTGTAACTACTGATACGCCAACGCTCATCAAGGAAGACGCGCGGAATGCATTGCTCATTGGACCTTGGCCGGAGCCCTGGTCGCTGACAACTAAAGAATGGGTCGATGTAGTGGAAGTGCTGGTGAACGCATCGTCGAGCCAAAAGCGCAAATGCACCAAACGCCAGCTTGAGGATGCTGCTGGAAAGTCAATTCGTTCAATGAACGAGTTTTTCAGGGGTGCACCCGAATGGGCTACCTATATTCGAGGCGCTGACGGCAACAGTAAATCACGACTATGGGAGCTCAACATCGGATTGACTGATTACCGGCAAGTTTCTGAATCTACAAGCGTTGAAGCGCAATCAGCGTAAGGATTCAGTCGTTGTAATTTCAACGTGATTTCTGTGTAAAGACTGCGAGATATCGAAGTCTGATCTGCGCGGAAATAGGGGCACCCCAACTAAAGGAGTGCTCCAAATGCAACGCCAAGTCTCTTCTGTTCAACCCAACCGGAATGCCTTCCGGTCCCCACCAAACAGTGCTGTCCGTCTGGCACTCGACGAAAACGAACTCGCCGCTCGGTGGGGCCTCTCCGTCAAAACGCTGCGCCGTTGGCGGCAAGAAAAACTCGGACCCATACACCTCAAGTTGGGCTCAAGAGTCACTTATTTGATTCACCAGATCGAAGCTTATGAGCGGCGCGTTTCACGCCACTCGACTTCTAGCGCTGTGTATCAATAAGGAGGGAAAGTCATGTCTGACCTTACCCTTTTCCCCTCCGACATTGCTGAGATGTCCGTGAGCCAACTGGCCCAGCTGACACCCGCTCAAAAACTTGAAGTGGATGTCAATCTGGACAAAGCCATTGCCTGGCTCAAACAGGCCCGTACCAAGTTCGATGCCGCCTTGAAGCAGTGCTACGAAGAACAGGCCAAAGCCGCGTTGCTGGAATCCGGCCGTGATTTTGGCACCGCCCACATCAACGACGGATCCTTACGCATCAAGTTTGAGCTTCCCAAAAAGATCACCTGGGACCAGAAGCAACTGGGCGAGATCGCTGAGCGCGTCGTGGCATCTGGCGAGCAAGTCAAGAGCTACATCGACATCAAGTTGTCGGTTTCCGAATCTCGCTACACGAACTGGCCACCGGCGTTGCAGCAGCAGTTTTCCACTGCCCGCACGGTTGAGCCGGGCAAACCAACTTTCACCCTTTCTCTTGACCCACTGGAGTCCTGATCATGTCCCAAATCATCCCATTTGAATTTGAAAGTCATGCCCTGCGCGTCAACCTGGATGCTGCTGGGCAGCCCTGGTTTGTCGCCGCCGACGTATGCGCAGCACTTGAACTGCCAGAAACCCACAAAGCCATTGCCCGTTTGGATGATGACGAAAAGGGCCGGAATTCAATTCCGACCCCTGGTGGCCAGCAAGAGATGTCGGTGGTCAATGAGTCCGGCCTCTACAACCTGGTGTTGGGTAGCCGCAAGCCCGAGGCCAAGCGGTTCAAGCGCTGGATCACCCATGAAGTTCTGCCATCCATTCGCAAGACTGGCTCATACACGTCAACCACGTCGGTGGCAGCATTGCCATCGCCAACCCAGGATCGGGTGTCATCACTGCTGTTAATCGGAGAAGCGGTGGCCAGGGTTCCCGGTGTCAAGCATGGCATCGCCATGGCTGCCACCTTGACCTGCATCTTTGAGAACACCGGCCTTTCCATGGAAACCATGCGTCGTGCGCTGCCTGCGAATGACGAGCCAATGGCAGCCATGAACCCGACCAAGCTGGGCCAGCAAATGGGATTGGCTGCCCGCAGCGTCAATGCCCGTCTGGCTGCAATGGGCTTGCAACTGCGCAATGACCGTGACGAATGGGAGTTGACCGAAGCAGGTCAGGCGTGGGGCGAGGCCTTGCCGTACTCGCGCAATGGCCACTCGGGTTACCAGATTCTCTGGAATCCGGCGGTGATCGATCAGATGAAAGAGGTGGCTTAAATGGCGCTTCCCATCATCACTGCTGATCAGCGTCGCGCCCAGCGCCGTGGTGTCAAGATCGTCATTCTGGGTGTGAGTGGCATCGGTAAAACGACCCAGCTGAAATCCCTCGATACCCATTCCACCTTGTTCATTGATTTGGAGGCGGGTGACCTGTCGGTCTCTGATTGGAATGGTGATTGTCTGCGGCCGCGCACCTGGCCAGAGTTCAGGGATCTGGTGGTCTATCTGGCTGGACCCAACCCGGCGCTGCCCGAGCAATCACCTTTTTCGCAGGCGCACTTCGATCATGTCTGCTCGGTTTATGGCGACCCGGCCAGTCTTGACAAGTATCAGACCTACTTCTGCGACTCCATCACGGCACTCTCGCGGCTGTGCTTTAACTGGGCCAAGAGCCAGCCTGCAGCAGTTTCAGATCGCACTGGCAAGCCCGACTCACGCGGTGCTTATGGTCTTTTGGGCCAGGAAATGATCACGGCGCTCACCCACTTGCAACATGCCCGGGGCAAGAACGTCGTGTTTGTGGCCATCCTGGACAGCAAAACCGATGACTTTGGTCGCAAGGTGTTCGTGCCGCAAATTGAAGGCAGTGCCACTGCACTGCAACTGCCGGGAATCGTCGATGAGGTGGTGACGCTGGCAGAAATCAAGGCCGAAGATGGCAGCTCATACCGGGCATTTGTCACCCAGACCATCAACCCCTACAGCTATCCGGCCAAAGACCGCAGCGGTCGTCTTGACCTGCTGGAGCCGCCCGACCTGGGTGCGCTTATCGCCAAGTGCGCTGGCACCGGCACACCTGCACAGCACCCACAAGCCCCAACCCCCACTGATTCCAAGGAGTAATTCAAATGAACGACAACAACATGACAGCCAACGCGTGGTCTGACTTCAACGATGCCGAAGCCCAACAGTCGGGGTTCAACCTGATTCCCAAGGGTGTGCTCGTGCCGGTGCTGATGACTCTCAAACCCGGTGGCCACTATGACGCAAGTCAGGGCTGGTCGGACGGATACCCCACCCAGTCTTCCAAAACGGGGGCGGTTTATCTGGCAGCCGAGTTTGTCATCACCGGTGGGGAATACGCCAAGCGCAAGATGTGGTCGAACATTGGCTTGTACTCGCCCAAGGGTCCAACCTGGACGCAGATGGGCAGAACCTTCGTGCGCGCCGCACTGAACAGTGCCAGAAACTTCCTGCCGCAGGACAACGGCCCCCAAGCCGTCGCCGCACGGCGCATCCAAGGCTTTGTTGACCTTGATGGCCTTGAGTTTGTGGTGCGCGTGGACATCGAAAAGGATGACCGGGGTGACGACCGCAACGTGGTCAAGATGGCCGTGGAGCCCGACCACCCGGACTACGCACGCACCATGGGTGTGCCCTCCAAGTTGACCGTCAACGCGTATGTGTCAGGTAGTGCCGCTCCATATTCAGCACCAGTGCAGACCAACGCAGCGGCAGCGCCAGCACCGCAGCGCGCGCCTGTCTCCGGCAAACCCGCATGGGCTCAGTAAGGAGCGCCAGCCATGAATGCCTCTTTACCCACGGCGCAGGCCTACCACCCGGGCTGCTTCAGTGATGCGTCGCAGTACCAACAGTGGCGCACCTACGCCATCAAGACCCGCGCTGGTGACAGCGACTACTGCACTGATTGCACCCGTGCCTACCAGCACCAGATGATCAAGCAGTGCCGCTGCAACCATGCCAAAACCCGCTTCTTTGTTGACTGCGACGGTTATACCGAGGGTCGTCGCCCGGTCAGTGAACGTCTTGTCAATTGCAAGAAGAAAGGCAGGCGATGAAATGCTGGGTCTGCTCACGTCAAGCCCGGGGGTATGGTCATACCGACAACCGGCATCGCACAGGACAGGCCCAGCGGTATCCGCTGGACTGGGTCTTTTGTTCCGAACGCTGTCAAAAAGCGTTTCACGCCATGTATGGCAACTGGGTTCGTTTGAAAGACGACGTCGTCAATGCCAAAGGGGTCGCCATGGTCAATCTCTCTGAAGTTGAGCAAAACGCCATGGTCAAGTGCCTGCATGCCTTCGGCGACGCAGCCGGAGCCATTGGGTTCAAAAAGCCACTGGGTGATTACTCTGAATCTGAAGCCTTGGCGGTGATCGACGCCATCGTGACCTGTTTTACGCAGGCCATGGTGGAGCACCACGAGAAGTCCAAGTACCCACCGGTGCGTGGTCTGCCAGAGGTTCCGGATCCCATGGCGAATTTGGTCGCCAATCCGTTTGCCGACATGGAAAACGACCTGCCCTGGGAGGATGCCAAATGATGGACTTCAACTCATCATCGAGCGTCAGTGGTCAGATCAGCACCCTGATCGATCTGGGTCTGCAAAGGACCCGTTCCAAGGAGAAATCCCGCCAGTATCTGGGAGCATCCCGTCTGGGCGTGTCGTGCGAGCGCGCACTGCAATACGAGTACGCCCAAGCGCCAGTGGACCCGGGGCGGGAGACGCTGGGGCGGATTCTGCGCATTTTTGAGCGTGGCCACGTCAACGAAGACAGCATGGTCGCGTGGCTGCGTGCCGCCGGTTTCGATTTGCGCACGCACAAACCCAATGGCGAGCAGTTTGGGTTTTCAACGGCTGATGGTCGCTTGCAGGGGCACATCGATGGTGTCTTTGTCGGCGGGCCCGAAGGGTTTGCCTATCCGGCGCTTTGGGAAAACAAGTGTCTAGGTTCCAAATCCTGGCGCGACCTGGAGAAAAACAAGCTAGCAGTCTCGAAGCCGGTCTACGCGGCGCAAGTGGCCATCTACCAGGCCTACTTGGAGTTGCATGAAACCCCGGCCATCTTCACTGCGGTCAACGCCGACACGATGGACATCTACGCCGAGTTGGTGCCGTTCGATGCGGCGCTGGCCCAGCGCATGTCTGACCGGGGTGTGAAGGTGATTGCCGCCACCGAAGCAGGTGAGTTGCTACCTCGCGCCTACCTTGATGCCACCCACTTTGAATGCAAGTTTTGCGCGTGGCAAGACCGCTGCTGGAGGACAACCCCATGAACACACCAAAACAAGAATTCCAAATGGATGCCGAGCCCATGATCGATGCCAAGCAGGCCGCGTGCGCGCTGCGTCTGCCCCTGTACTGGTTTGGCGACCCCAAGATGCGCGCCAAACACCGCATTCCGCACTACCTGCTGGGTGGTTTGGTTCGTTTTCGTATGAATGAACTGAGCACCTGGGCTGCCAACAGCAGCGCCGCTGGCGATTCCGACGCCGAGCCCCAAGAGTCGGAGGGTGCCAGCCATGATGGACTTTAACGATGTGACACCGGCACCATCACCGTCCAGCGATGGCAACCGCGAAGAAATTCGCGCCAGCTTGCTGCTGCGGCTTGAGTCGGTGCTGAAGGACATGTTTCCCGCTGGCAAGGTCAAGCGGGGCAAGTTCCTGGTCGGCGACATCTTGGGCAGCCCGGGCGACAGTCTGGAGATTGTGGTCACCGGCGATAAGGCCGGTCTCTGGACAGATCGTGCAACTGGTCAGGGTGGAGACATCTTCGACCTGATTTCCGGCCACTTGGCGCTCAATGTCCATTCCGACTTTGCCAAGGTGCTGAACTTTGCAGCGCAAATGGTAGGCAAGGCACCACCAGAGGCGACGCGCAAACGCAAGGCTGAGCCCGCCATTGATGAACTGGGCCCAGCAACGGCCAAATGGGAGTATCACGACGGCGAAGGCAAGTTGATCGCAATCGTGTACCGCTATGACCCACCCGGGCAGAAGAAGGAATTCCGGCCATGGGATGTCAAACGCAAGAAGGCTACACCGCCTGATCCACGGCCACTGTAC